GAGACGAGTTCTGGGCAGAGCAAAAACGCAATTTCCTTAACTTATAAATAAAACAAAACTCGTATATAACACCTTCGACTAAGGGAGATAACAATGGCGTTTCAAGTCAGCCCTGGAATTAATGTATCTGAAATCGACCTAACTACTACCATCCCATCGCTGGCAACCACTGTTGGTGCCTTTGGTGGTGTGTTCCGTTGGGGTCCTATCGGAAAGTTCATTCTAGTAGATTCAGAAAATACTCTTGCTGCACGTTATGGCAAGCCAACATCAGACAATTTCGAAACCTTCTTTACAGCTGCTAACTTCCTTGCATATGGTAATGCTCTATATGTAAGCCGTGCTGCTGTAACAACAGGTTTCTCAAACACAATTGCAGCTGCTTCGGCTAATCTGACAAGTAATACAATAGCTTCTACTATTCTAGTTCCAACCGCTGGAAACCCAGCTGGTGCTACAGTTGGTGACGTTGTATATTCTGCAACTTTCCCAGAAGGTGTTACAATTGGTAGCATTCTAACAACTGCTAATAGTACAGGTGTTGTAAATGCTGCTGGTGTTCCAGCAACACATACACTTTATACTTTAAATAAAGTTGTTACGTTTGCAAATGGTACTCTAAACAGCACCGACACACAAGTTAACTTAATTACACCAACACTAGCACTAAATGCTGTTGCTAATAGTGGTGTTGTACGCCTTGCAAGTAACATTGTCAAGAATGCAGATGACTTTGAAGACAAGGGTCCATCAAATACTACGTTTGTAAATACGCAATTTGTAACTCGTTATCCGGGCGATCTTGGTAACTCGTTAAAGGTATCAGTGTGCGACTCTGCAAACCAATATACACGTTCAATCAACATGTTCAGCGGAAATAGTGTTGGTGGCGTTGCTGCAGGTCCAGCTACATCAGCATCTGATGATGGTTTTAAACTAAGTCAGCTTTCAAACGCAGCAATTAACGTTTCTGTTAATTCAAATGTTGCTAACGTTGTTCTTACTTGGGTTGAACCGGGTATTGGCGGTGGTAACCTTACATACGCCGAAACAAAAACAGCTGCAGAAATACTTCTATCGTCTCTGTCTGTTGGTGACTATATTGAACTTGGTAACACATCTGTGGGTACTCAAACTCTTAAGATTAAGACACTTGCACCAGCTATTTCATTCGACGATCTATCTCTAGTATACTTCCCAATTACATTTGAAGATACTTGGAATCGTGCTTCTAACTTTTCAGCGAATACAATCACACGTAAGTGGGAATTCTTCAATACTGTTCCAACGGCTCCAGGCACATCACGTTATCTTTCAGATCGTGGCCTAACAACTGTTGACCAAGTAAGTGTTGTAGTTGTAGACGAAGATGGTATGTTCTCTGGTACTCCAGGAACAGTTCTTGAAGTTTACGAAAACCTTTCACGTGCTACAGATGCTATTGGCGAAGACGGCACAACAGCTTTCTATAAGACAGTTGTTAATGACAACTCACGTTATGTGTGGGCAACAAATGATCGTTCAGAAGCTGCTACAACTGTTGCAGCAAGCCTTGTAAATTCTACAGCAAGTGCTCCATATGCTAAATCGTTTGTCGGTGGACGCGATGGTGTAACAGAAAGCAGTGCAACTGTTACTGCTCTTGCTTCAGCTTATGATCTCTTTGCTGATTCATCTACAGTTGACGTATCTCTAATTATGGCTGGTAAAGCGGTTGGTGGAGAGAATGATCCGTTGGAAGGTGCTCAACTAGCTAACTATCTGATTGACAATATTGCTGATGTTCGTAAGGATTGCGTAGTATTTGTATCACCTCAGAAGGAAGACGTTGTTGGAGCCGCTGTTGAAGGCACACAAGCTTCAAACATCGTAGAATTCCGTCAGAAGGTACGTAACAGCTCGTATGCATTCATCGATTCTGGTTATAAGTACCAGTACGACAAGTACAACGACGTATATCGCTATGTTCCACTGAATGGTGATATTGCTGGTCTGACAGCTCGTTCAGACGATCTACGTGATCCATGGTTCTCACCAGCTGGTTACAATCGTGGCCAGATCAAGAACCTTGTAAAGCTAGCATATAGCCCTAACAAGACAGATCGCGATCTTCTTTATAAGAACGACATCAACCCAGTAATTACACAGCCAGGTCAAGGAACTGTTCTATTTGGTGATAAGACTGCTCTTGGTCGTCCAAGTGCATTCGATCGTATCAATGTTCGCCGTCTGTTTATTGTCCTTGAAAAGACAATTGCAACTGCTGCTAACCAGATGCTGTTTGAATTCAATGATGAATTCACAAGAGCTCAGTTCTTGAATCTGATTGAACCATTCCTCCGTGATATTCAGGGCCGCCGTGGTATCACTGACTTCCGTGTTGTTTGCGACGAAACAAACAATACTCCAGAAGTTGTTGATACAAACCGCTTTGTTGGTGACATCTACATTAAGCCAGCTAAGAGCATCAACTTCATCCAACTGAACTTTGTTGCTGTAAGATCCGGCGTAGAGTTCAACGAAGTTGTCGGCCAGTTCTAATAAATAAAAGAAACTAGGAGGAAATAAGAAATGGCTTTTAATATCAATGAAATGAGAAGCCAACTGGTTTACGGCGGTGCACGTCAGAATCTTTTCCAGGTGCGTATTAACAACCCTGCAAATGCTTCGGGCGACCTGAAAACACCTTTCATGGTTCAGGCTGCTCAGATTCCAGAATCTCAACTGGGTGTCATTCCTGTGTTCTACTTCGGCCGCCAAATGAAGTTGGCTGGAGACAGAACATTCGGTGACTGGACAGTAACAGTTATCAATGATGAAGACTTCTTGATTCGTAACGCCATGGAAGAATGGTCGAACCGAATCAATCGTCTTGAGCGTAATGTTCGCGATATCAATCGTTACAAGTCAAATGCTACTGTAATTCAGTATGCTAAGGACGGTTCAAAGATTCGTGAATATACATTCAATGGAATCTTTCCAAGTGTAATTTCACCAATCGAACTCGATTGGGGTACAACAGATCAGATTGAATCGTTCCAGGTTACATTCTCGTACGATTACTGGACTGTAAGTGGTGGCACCACCGATAGAGCTGGTGGTCAGTAATAAGTAAGGGGTAACCATTCCCCTTACTTTTTTGTTAACAGGAGTCCAAATGGCCGAGTTATTTGGTTTTGAAATTATTCGTAAGAAACCGGAAGTAGAATTACCATCCTTTGCGCCGAAGCTCGAAGAAGATGGTGCACTTGTCGTTTCCGAAGGTGGCGCATACGGCCAATACGTAGATCTTGAAGGTGCAGTAAGAAACGAAGCGGAACTTGTTAGTAAGTACCGTGAAATTTCTATGCATCCGGATATTGAAATGGCTGTTGACGATATTGTCAACGAAGCTATTGTCATGGATCCGAAGAAAGAAATAGTATCACTTAACCTTGATGATCTGGAACAACCAGACAATATCAAGAAGATGATTCAAGAAGAGTTTGATAACGTTATTGAACTTCTTGAATTTAACCAGCATGCTTATGAAATCTTTCGTAAATGGTATGTTGATGGTAGACTTTACTATCATATTATCATTGATGAAAAAGTTCCGCGCGAAGGTATTAAAGAACTTCGCTATGTTGATCCACGTAAGATTCGTAAAATCAAGACTCAGAAAAGAGTCAAGGCAAATAAGAATACCAACGTAATCATTAATAAGACTGCTGAAGAATTCTATATCTATAATGATAAGGGATTTGCCAAGGCACCAACACAGGGATCTACTTATAACGATCCTGCTTCACAGGGCATTAAGATTGCTGTAGACTCTGTTGTCAATGCGTCATCTGGACTTGTGAATGTCGGTGGTGACATGGTTATTGGTTATTTGCAAAAAGCAATTAAGCCACTCAACCAATTAAAGTCGATGGAAGACTCGCTGGTCATCTATCGTATTTCACGTGCTCCTGAACGTCGTATCTTCTACATCGATGTTGGTAACCTACCAAAGATGAAAGCTGAGCAATATCTTCGTGATATTATGACTCGCTTTAAGAACCGTGTAGTTTACGATGCACAGACCGGTGAAATTCGTGACGACCGTAAGCATATGACAATGCTTGAAGACTTCTGGCTACCACGCCGTGAAGGTGGTAAGGGTACAGAAATTACTACTCTTCCAGGTGGACAGAATCTTGGTCAGATCGACGACATCGTTTACTTCCAACGTAAGCTTTACAAGTCGCTAAACGTTCCAATTACTCGTCTTGACCCTGAGCAAAACTATAACTTTGGTCGTGCTACAGAAGTTTCAAGAGACGAAGTCAAGTTTGCTAAGTTTATTACTCGCCTTCGTGGCAAGTTCTCAGAACTCTTTAATAAGATTCTTGAAAAGCAACTAATCTTGAAAGGTGTTATTACCAGCGAAGATTGGCAAGAGTTTAAAACAAACTTTAAGTATGAATATTCAGAAGATAACCACTTTGCTGAATTAAGAAATACAGAAATTCTTCGTGATCGCATCTCAATGCTTCGTGATATCGATGACTATACAGGCAAGTACTATTCACACGAATGGGTACGCCGTAATGTTCTATATCAAACTGAAGAAGATATGAAAGAAATTGACGAGCAAATCGTTGAAGAACAAGAAAACCCACAATATAATCCACCGGTTGAAATGGGACCTGATGGCCAGCCACCTATGGAGGCACCGGGACCAGAAGATACAAGTGGAGCTTTAGGACCAGATACTGGAGCAGCAGCAAAAGTACCAACTTTACCTAAGGTTCCAGACCTGGTGAAGAAACCAGCGTGATTATAAATAATAAAAATTTGGAGGAAAATATGGCCGATATTGATGATCTTATTAATTTTTCTATGAATCAGCAGCCAACAAAGTTTGCTTCTGCATTTGATGATATCATGGGTCAGAAAGCATTTGCAGCTATTGATGACATGAGAATCTCTGTCGCACAAAGCATGTTTGCTGCTGAAGAAGATAATGTCGACGAAGATGATTTCGATCTTGATGACGACGACGATCTAGACCTCGATGATGAAGATCTAGAAATCGACGATGAAGATTTTGAAGACATCGAATGGGACGACGCTGAAGACGCAGAAGAATTAGAAGACGAAGATTTAGAAGGATTCGAAGACGATGGCGAAGACGCTTAATCAATTCATAGAAGGTTATCTCAAAGTTAAGAATCCTGACGAACAAAAGTTCGTGGACAAGCACGTTGTTGCCAAGCATGCAGATCGCAATGGCAATGGCGACGAAGTCTTTAAGGGTTCAAAAGTAAAGATGGACGATCGTCGTAAGACACGCCATGGTTATAATCCAGGCGAAGACGAAAAGGTCTACGAAGCACTTAAAGGTAGCCAACACAAGATCGATGCCAACAAAAATGGCAAGGTCGATGCTCATGACTTCCACCTCCTTCGTAAGAAGAAAAAGGTTGCCGAAGAAGCTGAGCAGATCGACGAGATCTCAGCCGAAAAGAAAGATGCATACGCACAAAAAGCTAGCAAGCAACTTCCAGGTCTCTTTAAAAAGTCCGGCGAAACTGCTAGTGATGCTCGTAAGTATTATAACCGCAAGAACACTGTTCGTAAAATTGCTAACGAAGAAGCTGAACTTGAAGAAAAGCTAAACATGGATAAGGCTTCCATGGGAACCGTAATTAAGGATTTCCAAAAGTCTGATGCTCCACAATTCAAAGGCAAGTCACAAGACAAGCGTCGTGCAATGGCAATCGCTGCTAAGTTGACTGCAGAACGTAGTGGTAAACCACTTCGTAAGGAAGAAAAGCTTGCTGATCTTCTTGGCGATCTAACAGAAACACATCGTCGTACTATGCTTTCTGTCTTTGATAAATTAAATGAAGACAACCAAAAGAAGTTTCTAGAAGCTTGTGAAACACCAGAAGGTGTTGAATCAATGCTTGACTTCTCAATCAGTCATAGAGGTGAATAATGGCCGTATCATTCGTATCAAATAAGAAAAATACCGCTGCCACTATTCACGTTTCAGTTGCTAACACTACCATTAAGGTATCGGGCAATAGCACAACCACTAACGTAGATGCTACATCCACATGTCTTGCTGTAAGCGATGAAACCCTTTCAGGCGCTTATATTGCACAGGCATTCTGGGGCATAGATCCAGCAGGTTATGCGGTAATCAAGCGTGGTACAACTCCAATTGCTATCTATGATTCAACTGGTTATAAAGACTATGCCGGTTGTGGTATGGCTTTGACTGTAGGTCAGACAGCAAATCTTACTGTAGAGTTTGTCGGAACAGCAAATGGTTATGTCCTTCTCGAAGTTCAGAAGGTCGGTACATTCGTTTCAGAATACAATAATAGTTAAGGTAAAAAGATGAAACTCATTACAGAAGTCTTTGAAGACCTAAAAACAATCACCGAAGCTCGTGAAGACGGTAAAAAGAACGTATTCATCGAAGGTGTGTTCCTTCAGGGTGGCATTAAGAATCGCAACGGACGCATGTATCCAGTTGAGACTCTTGCCAAGGAAGTTGAACGCTACAACGAATCATACGTAAAGTCGGGTAGAGCTCTTGGTGAACTTGGTCACCCAGAAGGTCCACAGATTAACCTGGATCGAGTTTCTCACCTTATTACAAATCTTCGTCAAGAAGGTACAAACTTCATTGGTCGTGCTAAGCTAATGGACACTCCATTTGGTAACATTGCCAAGGGTCTTGTTTCTGAAGGCGTAAAGCTTGGTGTTTCTTCTCGTGGTATGGGCTCACTGAAGCTCAACAAAGAAGGAATCAACGAAGTACAAAATGATTTCTATCTAGCAACAGCTGCTGATATTGTAGCGGATCCTTCTGCTCCTGATGCCTTTGTAAATGGTATCATGGAAGGCGTAGAATGGATCTGGGAAAATGAACTGCTGATTGCCAAGAAAACTCAAGTTGCTGAGCAAACAGCCCAGACAATTGAAAAAGCGGTATCTTCTGGAGAACTGGAAGCCAAGAAATTTAAGATCTTTGAGAATTATCTCAACGAAATTTCGAAATTCTGAATCAAATAAATAAATTAAATTCACTAAGGAGTGTAAAATGTCAGATAAGGAACTAACTGATATCGTTGAGAACGAAAACAATCTCGATGAATCGGCAGCTTCAGAAACACTGAAGCCAAATCCAACTCGTACAGAGATGCTAGCCACATTTACTTCATTGCTAGCTCAGTTAAAGGGTGAGGATCTATCTCACTTCTTTAACGATTCAATTAAGAAACTGGGCGTTGAAAACGTTCCTTCGGCAACAGCTCCTGGCGGTGGCCCAGCTCTTGGCCAAATGCCAGCTGCGACACTCGGTGCTATGAAGGAAGACGTTGCTGAAATGTTTAGCGGCGATGATCTTTCAGAAGAGTTCAAAGAAAAAGCTTCAACAATCTTTGAAGCAGCTGTAACAGCTCGCATGAACTTTGAAACAGTTCGCCTAGAAGAAGAGTTTGCAACTAAGCTTGATGAAGCTGTAGTTGCTGTCAAGGAAGAAGTTACCGAAAAGGTTGACCAATACCTTGACTACGTAGTGGAGCAGTGGATCGAAGAAAACAAACTTGCGATCGAAGCTTCAATCCGCACAAACGTTACCGAAGACTTCATGGAAGGTCTACGTAACCTATTTGCAGAAAGCTACATTAATGTACCTGACGAAAAGCTCGATGTTCTCGGAGAGCTTCAGGCACAAGTCGACGAGCTTGAAGGTAAGCTTGACGAATCCGTGAATAAGCAACTTGAGCTTCAAGCAATTCTTGATGAAGCAACCAAGGAAGCAACATTCGACGAAGTAAGTGAAGGACTTGCAGCCACTCAGGTTGAAAAGCTTCGCACTCTAGCAGAAGGCATTGACTTCAGCTCTGCTGAAACATATGCAAAGAAGCTAAACATCATCAAGGACAAGTACTTCTCTGAAAAGAAGGAAGTCTCAACTGGTGTCGTTACTGAAGAAGCTGAAAATGGCGTAGATCAGCCGGTAGAAGTACCAGCTCATATGGCCCACTATGTAGCATCAATTTCAAGAAACGTAAAGTAATAAATAAAAAACCAAATGCCCAGAAAGGTAAAGGGAGAATAAAATGTTAGCTGAGGAACTACAAAACAAGTGGAAGCCAGTGCTTGAGCACACTGACCTCCCAGAGATCGGTAGCGCACACAAGCGTTATGTAACCG